TCCTTTTTTTTAATTTCTTCCATAGTTGTGTGTTTTTTGTTTATAAATTTTTCTAATTTTGTTTCCGATTTCGTTATTGATTTCGCTTGCAAATATAGAATAATTATTAATACAAATTACGTTTTCTAAAAAAAAAAATTATTGAAAATTATTTACCAATAAATGAAGAAGTTACAATGACAAACGAAGAGATATTGCAAAAAATAATGGATGATAATTGCATTTCTCCGAAAGAATTTGGAAACAAAATCGGAAAAAATGACAATTTCGTATCTACGATAAAAACGGGAGCTATCCGTCAACTTACTCCGAAAGTTATCCGTGCCATCCTTGATGCTTTCCCGCAGTACTCCCCCGACTGGCTCCGTACTGGCGAGCCGCCCATCTACGTGGATAAGCCCGTCGCCATCAGCGGCAACGGTAATGTGAGCAACATCGGCAACGGAAACAGCGTGACCGTCCACGACCGCATCCTGACGCTGCTGGAGAGGCAGACGGAAGCCCTCGCAGCCCAGATTGCGGAAAAGGACAAGCAGATCAACGACCTTATATCTATAATAAAAGGGGCTCAATCCAACTAAAATCGCACGAAAATCGCACGAAAATCGCACGAAAATCGCACGAAAAAATGGAAGGAAGCAGGACAAACGAGGCTATAACAGCCCGATTTTTTGAAGCTCTGGAAGCACTTAAGGTGACGGGTCAGATGCGCGGTGTCGGTACGTTCGCGAGGCGTTACGGCATCAACCGCCGCAACCTCTACACCCTGCGCCGCCGCCCGTCGTCGGGTATCTTCAAGGCTTGCTGGCTGGCCTATCTCGTGGCAGACTGGGGCGTGGATGCCCGCTGGCTGCTGACGGGTGATGGCGGTGTGTTTTTCAGCGATTCACGGCTATGAGGGGATCGGGGTTCAGGTTTGTGTTGCACCGCGAACGAAGCGGCTCTTTTTCCGTCCGTGCGAGGTGCAAGACCGACGGGAAGCCTTCCGACATCGGACTGGGCGTGTCCGTCCGTGACGCGGCGGACTGGGACGGCAAGCGGCAACGCATCCGCGGCACAGCGGCGGAAAACAGCACGCTGGCGGCGGTGGATGCGGCACTCGCCGACCTCTACACCCGCGCGGCGGTTGTGGATAAGAAGCCGCCCGCAAAGGATGAGGTTGTGGCCGTGGTGGATGCAGCCCTCGGAAGGTGGAGGCCGCCGCCCGATGACGACCCCGCCGACCTCTTTCACGTGTTCGACCTGTTCACCGCCCATCGCGGGCGCGTCAATTCGTGGACGGAGGCGACGTTCAAGAAGTGGGCGGCATTGCGCCGCCACCTTGAACGCTACGATCCTTGTCTGCGCCTTGATCGCCTCACAGAAGATACGCTGCAAGGATTTACGGAGCATCTTGCAGGGGATGGGTTGCGCAACACCACCATCACCCGCATCGTGGAGCATCTGCGTTGGTTTTTGCGCTGGGCGGCGGTTGCAGGATATTACGGCGGCAACCTGCACGAAACCTATCGCCCGAAGCTCAAAGGCGGCAAGTTCGAGGCAAAGGCGGTAGTGTACCTCACACTTGACGAACTGCGACGACTGGAGACCTACGACCTCAGCGGCCATCCGACACTTGCGGCGATACGTGATGTGTTTCTTTTCGGCTGTTACTCGGGGCTGAGGTTTTCCGACATCCGCGCCCTAAATACCGCCGACATCCACGGCGGGAAAATCCACGTCGTCACCAAAAAGACCGACGACCCGCTCACCATCGAACTCAACAGCCACACGGCGGCCATCCTTGACCGATGGCACGGGCGGTTGCGTAACGGGAAGGCTCTGCCAGCCATCAGCAACCAGAAGACCAATGACCGCCTCAAAGAGCTGGCAAAATTAGCGGGTATCGACAGCCCCGTCCATCTGACGTACTTCAAAGGCTCGGAACGTTACGACGAGACCGTGCCGAAATGGGAGGTGCTGACTACCCACGCAGCCCGCCGTACCTTTGTCGTCACCGCGCTCACCCTCGGCATACCTGCCGAGGTCATCATCAAGTGGACGGGGCACACCGACTACAAGGCGATGAAGCCCTACATTGCCATCGTGGACAGCCTCAAGGCCGAGAAGATGAGCCTATTTGACAACATCCCGACAGTCGCGCCACGTTTCGCGCCACCGATTTCATACATAAACCGCAAAAATGAAGTATCACCAAGTTGCAGTATTTCGGGCAAAAATCCGCCAAAATGAGAGTATTTGATAGTATTTGAGAATGAAAGTGTCAATCCAGTACGTCCCACAAGAAATGCTGATTGTCAGTGAATTGAAGTGACGCGCCACATCCCGCGCCACTTTTCTTTTTATTCAAAATAGAACAAGCGGCTGAAAATCAACCGCTTGCCGCTATGAAAGAAATACGCCACGACTATGGATAAAGTCGGCGGCAAAGATACAAAAAAATTAGCCGCCACACATCGGCAGCGGCTACATGAAGCAGTTATGAGCGGGAGTTTCACCCGCTTCGGAAACGTCGGCAAAATTACAACTTTTTTCGGACATACCAGCGCACTAATGACACACCGGCGGCGACGATGACGACCACCAGCAGCACCCAGAAGCCTCTTTTCTGAAATTTCTGCCAGCCGGTGAGCGGTTTGGCGACCTCAACCACTTGCGTCACTTCGCGGTCTCGGTATTGGATGCTGTCGCGCCATCTCTCCACGACCTTGACCTGCACGGGGACTTCCCCGCGGGCGGTGAGGGTGTGGGTCAGAAAGCCGTCACGGATGGCGGCGGTGCTCTCCGCCCATCTCCCGACCAGTCGCGATGAGGTGTCGCGGGTGGTGTTGATGTACACCTCCACGGGCAGCGTCACGATCTGCGTGTCGATGCGCTCGATGGTCACCGTGTGCGTCTCCACCCGGATGCTGTCGCGGGTGTCGGTCTGCAAGTGGCGGCACGGGCAGCAGCCAGAGAAAAAGAACAAGGCGGCCAATAATATCAATACCAGCGCAAGCAGGTAATATCCCCAATTTTGGGGCGTTTCTTGGCTATTTTTTCCGATTTCTGCCTCGGTTGGCGGTAAAGTACATCCCATATCAGCAATTTTTTGAAATTAACACTACTACTGCAACGGCGGCGGCGAGCAATATCCAGCCCAGACAGCCGTAAAGAATGCCCTTTTTCGGGTCGTCGTTCCAGTTTTCAAGCAAGTCGGTCATATTACACTCTTTTTATTGTTGGATCGTATGGAAGGCCGCGAAAGGCGGCCCATTCTGGCACGTTGAAGCACGGGCAGTCCTTGTGTGCCCACTGGTTGTGCCCGCTGAGCCTCGCCTGCGGGTGGCGGGCGAGAATCTCGCAGCACAACTTGTAGAGGGCTTGCTCTTGTTCAAAGGTGCGGGTGTCCTTTGCCTTCTTTGAGTTTCGCTCGAGGCCTCCGATGTAGCAGATGCCGATGCTGTCGCGGTTGTGTCCCGGGGTGTGGGCCCCGACCGCTCCCTCGTGGCGGCCTTTCTCGACCTTCCCGTCGAGGGTGATGACGTAGTTGTAGCCGATGCCGTTCCACCTCTTTGCCTTGTGCCAGCGGTCGATGTCTGCGGCGTGGAATTCCTGCCCCTCGTGGGTGGCGGAGCAATGGATTATAATCTCCTTAATCATAATAGTATAGCGGTTATGTGGGTGATGCTGGTGTCGGTGTCGTATTCGGTTGAAATTACCACGTACTTCTGCCCTTGAAAGTGGACGTATTCGGCCTCTCCGACCTCATCCGTGGTCTCAATTTCGGCCTCTATCGTACCCGTCAGCTTATCCACCCCGAGCCACTTCTGCGGCGGCAGCGGTGCGAGGCCGTAGTAGGTGTTGCCGCCCTGCACGTAGCTGATTTCCTCCAGCATCACCGCGCCGCAATCCTTCCACCGGCAGTCGTATGTGGATGTGTCGCCCTCGAACATCGGCACAATGGCCACGCCCGTGGCGGTCTCGTTCGCGCCATAAAATACCGACTGGAAGACCGTCACGCTGTCCGGCAGGAAGTCGCCTGCGAAGTGCAGCTCAAGCGGCAGCAAGGGGCTTTCTTTGTTCCATGCCAGCAGCGTGGTCAGTCCGACCGCCTGCGTGGACGGGCGCAGCTCCTGAAGGTCGCCGCCGATGACCGCCTCCTTCATCGCGCCGAAGCCGACGGTGTTGCCCGCGCTGTCGGCGGGCATCCCCTTGAGGTGACAGAGCGAGTTGATGAGCTGTCGGAAGGTCATGTCGCCGAGGCACCACCAGTAGTCCATGTATGCCCACGAGAGGCGCACGCGACCGCCCTGCCCGTCGCAGTCTTCGGCATAATAGGTGTAGCGCGGCACCCGCAGCTGCTGGCCTCCCTGCCCGTCGATGTAGCCGGGGAACTTGAGCTCGTCGGTATCAGTGTCGTCTGTAGCGTAGCCGCTATACTCAATCAGGCACACCGCGTCCACGACATTAGGGTCAACCGGGTAGTAGCTGATGGAGACCTTGTCGCCTGCCGCCAGCACGTGCGTGTATGGCGCGCCCGCCGATGACGGGCTTACGGTCGAGAGTCCTTCGGTGTGTACTATTGACCCGTTAACCTCGATTATAAGGGCTGAGTAAGGAGTAAACACTGCCTTGCAGTCGCGGGTGATGGTGAACTCGCTGAGTGCATCGCGCGGCGAGGTGATGTCGGTGCAGACGTGCTGTCCGCAGAACATCTTTGTCTCCCCTCCGTCGTCGTAGGTGTAGACCACCTGCTTGGTGTTCCAAGGGCTCACCCGAGGCTTTGCGGCCACCACACGAAACACCTCCGTGAACGGGAAGTTGAAGGTGATGCCGAGCGCGGTGCCGAGGGCGGTGAGGAAGTCGGCGAGGCGGTAGGAGTACGGCACGACGGACACCCCCATCTGGTTGGAAAAGAGTGACCTCTCAAGGGCTGAGGTGTGGCCGCTGATGTAGGTAGTAGGCGCGACCAAATCCCATTCCTTGATATAGTTCTGGTCGTGGATGATGTCGCGGATTTTGCGGTCGATAAAGCCGAACGGGAAGCGGTTGACAAAGAGCGTGGCTGTGATGGAGTGGCGGCCAACCGACTGCACCTGCAGGTATGCGTCACGGCTCACGGCCTCAATAGAGGCGGTGCATGGGACGCGAACGCCCAGAAGGTTGTGACCGTACAGTATCCCGAAGGCCTGCAATATCTGCAAGTTGTTGTCGGTCTTCGGCAGCTCGATGTCGGTGGAGTACTGGTCGGCGATGGCATCGGCGAAGACGAAGGAAGCCCACGAAAGGGTGATGTCCTTGGGGATGTAGTCCAGCCGCCGCCCGTTGATGATTATGTCCATTATGCGTCGATTTTGAAGTCTATGATTATATCCTTTGTCTTGCCGTCCCTCACCAGCGTCAATGTTGTCGGGATGACGTTGATGGTTCCGCTGCCGCGCTCGGTGGTGACAACCGGGGATAGCATTATATCCTCAAGGTACTGCTGCGGGTCAACATCCGCGAAGCCTACGGAGATGGTGCCGCTGTAGCCGGTCAGCAGCGAGCGGGGCACGGTGTCGTACTCCGACAGCTCGCCGCGGCGGTACTCGTCACGCTTGGCCACCATCGTCTTTTTCAGAACCTCGCCGATGGCGTACCTCTTGCAGCCGTCGGTGTCGTAATACACAAGCTTGATGCCGTTGCGCGCGGGGCAGACCTGCACGAGCCTGACGGACCACGTTGATACCAGCTCATCTTCCCACACCTCGCCCGTCCAAACGGATGAAAAGATGCCGGGGATCATATCCACCTGCACACCTCCGAGCGTGTTGACAGCCTGCTCGATGGCGGCTGTCGTCTGGTTGTGGATGGTTACCAAGCCGTTGTACTTGATACTCCCCACCCATCCAGACGGTATGAAGATGTCAACTTTCTGGATGTCCGCAAGGTCGGCGTAGGTGATGACGCGGCAACTGCCGTGATGCCTCTCCTGCAAGGTCTTGCCGTAGTAGGCGGCGATGTCCTTTATTGCATTATTGTCGTGGTACTGCGTGCCATTGCCATCCTCAAAATCAGCCTTCCACGTGATGAAGTAGTCGGCAGGGCAGTAGGTCTTGATGAGCGGCGAGAGATTGATGACAACCTCTCCGACCGACGACTGAGCAGCGTAGTTGATGACGTGCGGAGTGCCTCCGTAGTTGACGGTTACGGTGGCGGTGACGGCGATCAGATAAGCCCCGTACTCGTTTACAAAGTCGAGGATGTTGTAGTCCTCCCGCCAGATTGCGGCCTCGGGATAGTTGAGGTGGAAGTTGGTGCCTTGATATAGTCTCATTGTCTTACGATTTTGCGATTAATTCCTTTGTTGCCACGCGGTTCTGCACGCGGGTTATCTCCTTGACCGACACGACCGGCTGCACGCTGGCCACGGCTTCGGCGAAGGCGGCGCGGATGTTGTCTGTCTGGTATCCGCGCATGATGTCGTCGATGCGCGCCACGCCTCCGGCGGCGAACATCCCGCCACGGGACGTGTTACCCCATCCGCCGTTCATCGCCAGCAGCTGCGGGAGGTACTTCTTCGTGCTTTCCGCGTTCATCACAAACTCGCCGTTACTGAGCCGTGCGGGGATGCTGTCGCTCGTTCCCGTTCCGGGACCTTCCACAAGACCGCCCTCCGCAAACTTGGCCTGCGCCTGCGCCTGCTTGGCCTTGTTGAGTGTCGCGATGGCGGAGGTGATGCCGCCCATCACGATGGCGACCATCTCTGCAATAAAGATGGGGGTGGCGATTGGCGCACCGGGACCCGTGGCGGCGGCTGCCGCCGTTGCGCCTTGGATGGCGTTGGCGATACTAATAGCAGTGGAAGTGATGATGTTGGCCATTGCCATCGCCGTGGCAAAGTCGGCGTAGCGGTCATCGGTCTCTGCGAGTGTGTCGAAAAGCCCTTGTATGGTGCCGCCGACCTGCTGGAAGCTGTTGGCGATGTTCATCGCTGACTGGTACTGCGCCTCGGAGACCGCCGCCGCGCTTTCGCGGACTTGACGGTTGGCCTCTATTACCGCGTTGTCGGCTTGCAACTGCGCCTGCTTCCAAGCCTCAATCGAGCCGTAGCGGGTGATGGCATCCTGCTCGTTGAGGGCGGCGATTTCGTCATATTCGCCCTTGAGCACCGCCAGCCGACGCTGTGCGTAGTCGGCCTGCAGCTGCAGTTTTGCCTGTTCGTTGCCCGCCACTTCTTCGAGTGCGTGGTTAAGGCGGTTCTGCTCCTCCATCGCGGCGGTGTCTGCCTGCTGTTTCACGGCCTCCCACTTCGCCTTTTCCGTCGCTGCTTTCGCGTCTGCTATCTCTTTGTCGTAATACTCATATATAGCAGCGGTGTCTACGCCCGTCTTGACGGCGGCGGCGATTGCCTGCTGACGCTCACGCTCAAGCTGCGCTTTCTGTAATCTAAACTTCTCGTCGTAGTCGTTTCCGACCAACTCCAGCCGACGCTGGTAGTCGGCGGTAAGGCGTGCAAACTCCTTTTGTGAGGTCTGCTCAGAAAGTTCGAGCAGTTGAACTTGTAGTTGCGCCTGCAGGAGGATGATCTGGCGGTTGATGGCCTCCCGTGCCTCCTTCGTCAGGTTCTTCTCGTTGACAAGGCGCAGTTTCAAGTCTTCGATGGCGCGGGCGTTCGCGGCTCGGATGATAAGTTCCTGCTTCTGCACGCTGTCCTTCATCACCGCGTAGGCGAGATCTTCGGCGGCGCGGCGTTCCTTCAGTTCGGTCGCCTGTCGCTGTTTGCGATCCTCTGCGGCCTTTTTCGCGGCTTCTTTGGCCTTCTTCCGCTGTTCTTCCTCCTCCTTCTGCATCTCTGCAATGGAGGAGGCATATTCCTTCTGTAGTTTTCGGTGCGCCTTATAATACTCGGTGTCGGCTTGGATGGCGGCAGCCTCAAGCTGGGCGAGCTGGTTCATTGCCTCGTCGCTGGTGTCCGCCTGTTGCCTTATCTGCTCCTTGTACAGCCGCACCTTTTCCTCCGCTATCTCCTTCGCGGTCTTCACGTCCTGCTCCTCCAAGTCCATCGCCTGCTTCAGCAGCTTTGCCCGCTCTTGTGCGGTCTTGCCCGCCTTGTCGGCGGCTTCATCACGGATGCGGGCGATTTCGCGCTGGTTCTTGGCGCTCTGGACGGTGTACTCCCGTTCTTTTTCCTCAAGTGCGTCCTGAGCGTCCACGAGTTCGCGGGCTTCGTCGGCAGCATCACGGAAGCCGGGGATGAGGTTGAGGATAGCGGTCATCGCCTTTGCCGCAACCTCCACCACCTTCCCGATTACGGTGGCCAGCACGCTGAAAGCCTTGTTAACAGCATCCAGTATCGGCTGGAAAGAGGCAAAAGCACGCTGCAACGAGGTCATCGCCTCATCATTCTTTTTAAATGCCGACACCAGCTTCATCACCACCACGGCTATGGCCGCGATGATGGCGACGATAGGATTGGCCAGCAGCTTCAGCAGCTGCCGCCCGAACGAGGCGACCGTCTTACCTGCGTTGGTGAAGGCCGTGCCGAGGTTCTTTGCTCCACCCGTTATTCCGTTCACCGTAGCCGCGAGTTTCTGGGCTGCCGATCCCGCCTGCCCCATCACACCCGGGTAGTTGCCGACATTGCGCTGGAACCTGCCGCTCTCCTCCTCCGCCAGCATCAGCTGTTGTGTAAGGCCTTGGATTTTGTTCAACATCTCCGTGCCCTTGGCGGATTGACGCTCGGCACGTGACAAATTGTCATATTGTGTGGTCAGGTCTTTCAGCTCCGCCCGCATCTGGTTCAGGCTTCCCTCCTGCGCCTTCTGCTGCTGGATGTTGGTCTGAATCTCCTTGCTGTTGGCGGCGATGACCTTGTTCAAGGCCTTTATCTGCTCGACATTGGCGGCGATGGCCTCGGACTGGTCTTCCTCGGACTGCGTCAGTTCCTTGTTCTTGGCTTGCAGGGCGGCGATCTCACGCTTTGCCTCCGCGATATTGGCGATGGCCTCGTCGCTCTTGACGACCACGTCAACGATGACTTCCTTCTTAATTTGCTCTGCCATTTTTATAGTCGTTTCAAAATTTTCAAACTCAATTTTTCGCCCATCTCGGCAAGGCGGCGGTCAAGGACGTCGGTGTATATGTCCGTGCGTCCGCCTTCGCGGTAGAGCAGCGTGCCGCGCTCTTTGATGGTGTGTGCGATGGCTCCGGCCATCGCCATTGCGCCCCTCTCTTCGGGCGTGTATTTCGGCTGCCACCTTTCCGACGGCTGCCTGATGTAAGGGATGGCGGGCGCGGCGATGCCCTTGTCTGCCATCCATTGTCGGATGATTGAGCGGAAGTTGTAAGGCACCGGCCCCGGTGGCCTGCCCTTTTCCACGCTCTGGAAGTACGGACGCCCGAGAACCGAGCCCCCGTCAGTCCGCATCACCACCTCCAGCGATGCCGATGTGCGTCCGCTGGCATTGGTGTTGGTGTCTGCAAGGTTGCGGCGGATGTCCTCAACAATCCCGTCAAGGGCTTCCTGCACGATGGCGGTCTCTTCGGCTGTCATTTGCGGCCTCCTTTCATCCTCATTTCCGCCCGCATCTGCCGCGAGCGTGCCGCCTCCAGTTGCGCGGATGCCGCCTTCTGCTTGTGTGCCAGAAGGAACTCGGCGAGCGGCACGTCAGCCGCGCCCATCCTCCCGAACCAGCGGGCGACAAGTCCAGCCCCGTCGATTCGGTGGCAGCGGAACAATTCGAAGGCCTCCAGCAGCAGGGCTTCCTGCGGCGTCGGAAACTGGATGCCCGCCATCGAGGCCTTGTCTTTCGGCTCAAGCGGAACGGTATAGCGTTCAAAAAACTTTGCCACCCCCTCCATCTCCGTTCGGAACTGCTTTAGCCGCCCGAAGGCGGTCAGGGCGCGGCGCGTCTTCAGCAGACCGAGCGACCAGCCCGGCTCCAGTGCCTCCACATACTCGCCGACGGTCATCGCCAGCACGGGCTTGCGCAGCGGAACGGGCGGCACGCACGAAAGGATGTACTCCAGCCGCTCGTCGTTGAGTAGCGGAAGCACGTCGGCGGTCTTGGTTCTCTTTGTTATCCTCACGGCTCGTCGGGGGTTGTTTCTGGTTCTGGTTCGGGGATGTAGTTGTCAAGACACGCGCCCTGCGTCTCCCGGCACTCGAACTCCACGAACACACCCGTAAGGTTGCGGTCGTGGTCGTCGTACACCGAGCGCACGTCGATGGGGTCGCTGATGATGCCCAGCCGCCCGTCGTCACTGACGCGGGCGATGAAGTCGAGGGCGATGTCCTTGCAGGTGTCGATCTTGGCCTCGTTGCTGATGCCGTCGAAGTCAATGTCGGGCTGCAATGTGAGAAAACCGACGGCCACACGCGCCCGCTCGCGGACGATGGTCTGTGTAAGCTGCCAGTCCGTCAGGCAGTAGATGACCGCTGTCGGCGGCTCGCTTGTGTCGAGCTCCACATTGGCACGCCCGGGGCTGTTGTACTGCCACGACTTCAAAGGCGATAGCGTGTCAAGGCGCATCGTCTCGAGGATGCCCGTAAGGACGGTCACGATGTTCATTTCCCGCCCTCCTTTCCGACCGCCTCGAAGAACTGCGGATGGTACTTGACGAACTCATCCACCACGTCTTCGGGCGTGGTAGCGTCGATGATATTGCCGCGCCACCACATAGAGGTAGTGCCGACAAACTTCCACCGCCCGATACTTCCGTCTTCTCCCGGATCTTCCGTGGAGGAGATGCCGAAAAAGTTACGCAATATAAGTACCGCATCCTGCCAGCAGTTCGGACAGCGGCTGCGAAGGTTGCAGCCATCAACACCGAACTCCTTGACGATGGAGCGTATAACTTCCTTGTCTTTTGCGGTCTGCTGGTGCAGACCAGTTGGCAGCGCCTTGACTGCCACAATCGCTTCTTCTCTTGTCATTTTTCAAAGTTTTAAAAATGGGGCGGTCAAAGTCAAACCGCCCCACCCCAAACAAACAAAAACAGTTATTTATGAAAAGCAGCAGTTTAGCAGAGTGCCTCCAGCGCGGCGCGGCTGGTCGCGATGTCGGTGTCAAAGAAGTACATCCCGTAAGTGGGCGCACCCGTCTCGGTGAGTGTCACCAAGTGACCTCCGTTCTGGTCTGCGGTGGTGTTGCCGCGCTGGATGGCCGTGGCCTTCAGGCCTTGATGCAGGCCGAATATTTGGAACTTGTTGTCGCCGTTGGTATTCTCCCATTTGTTAGCAACAACCATGACAAATTCGCCGTTGGCGAGCGGGTCGATGATGTCCTTGGCGATGGCTGGGCCGTCATCTAATACCACAAGCTGCACGGTGTTGTCGAACTTGTTGGCGATATCGCCCTCGGCCAATGCCGACTGCGTGCCGTCCAGCGGGTTCTTCACTGGGTTGTACACCTTGAAAGCCTTCGCGGGGCTGGTGAGAGCCAGAGCCTTCACAATGTGCTTGTTGGTACTGTCGTAGGTGATGGAGGCGATGTCGCCCTTGTTGATGATGTATGCGATGTTTTCAAGCCCCTCAAAAATGGGGTTGTCGCAGTTTACGCCGATGTTGTCGGCTATCAGTTTTTCGCAAAGTGAAAGTGCCATAATTGTACGATTTAAAGGTTGATAAATAACTTCAAAGAGGCAGAGGGTTACCCCTCCGCCTCAATTTGCAGCAATTAGGCGAGTGCGATTTGCTTGGTGTCGCTGTCTGTGACGCTGCAAGCAAACACGTCCGCCGCCGCCTGTGCATCCACACCTCCGATGACGGTCACGTTGTAGGTCTCGCCACTGGTGAGGGTGAGGGTTTCGTCGAGGCTGGATCCACTTCCGAGGACGGTGGTCACGTCGGTCGGGTCGCTGGCATTGACGGCGATGACGGCGTAATGAGGACCACCCACGGGCGTGCCGGTGACGGAGAGGTCTGCACCGACTTTGACCTTGCCGCCTCCCACATCGGTGAGGGTGAGGTTTTCAACCTTTACACCAAGGGAGCCATCCCAGCCGATGAGCATGGCCGCGCTGTCGAGAGCGGTCGGGCAGCCGCCGACGAACACCTCTGCCAGCAGGCAGTCAAGGTTGTATTTGAGGTCTTTCTGTGTGTCGAGGCTCACGTTGGTTGCCTGACCGAACAGAAGGTAGTCGTCCGGGCAGAAGGCCACGGCGGTGGCGGTATTGCCGTTGCCGTCGTCGGGCATAGTCTCGCGGGTGATGATGCGGGCGACACCGAGTTCGTCGGCGACAACCTCGCGCGGCACGTAGAACACCGAGCCGCCGGCGGCGTGGACGCGGCGGGCGAGCTGGTTGAAGGTCGCCTTGGTCATAAAGAGGTAGATGTCGGAGTCGCGGCCAATGGCGGAAACCATCGCGCGGAGGTTCTCGATGAGCGAGAGGTTGTTGTCGGCGGTGATGGTGCCGTTCGGGCTCATCGTGAGTGCCGGAAGGATGTGGGTGCTTGTCTTGATTCCGAGGATGCAGTCGGCAATGTATTTCAAACATTGCTTGTACATCTCGTCCACGATGTAGTCCATCAGCGTGCCGTCGTCCATGTACTGGACAATCTTGTCAATGCGCTGCAATTTGTACACAGCACCGACCGTCACCATCTCGGGAATGAGGCGAAGCACCTGCTCGATTTTCTCGGTGCGGGTAAATTCGGGGTTGCCTCCCTCGGCGTACTTAGTCGGCGTGTGTTCGTTCGCGCCAGCCTCGGCTGCATCCTGCGACACGGCGTTGACGATTGGCACAAAGACCTTGGCGTTGCTGCGACGGAGGTCTTTCAGCCAGTTGTTGTCCTCGTTCCAGCGGTCGATGATGCGCTGCTCGATGGCGGCGGGGATGAAAGGAACGCCGGGGACGATTTCCGCACCGTCGCCGATGTAGTTCTTACTGCGGAGATGGCCTTCCCACGCTCCGGAAAAACTTGCACCAGTGCGTGCACAGTTGCGAATGATGCGGAACATGTCCTTCAGGGCTTCGTCCCCCTTCAGATAGTTCTCCACGGGAGTGGGTTCGCCTGCATTGCGCTTCTCGGCCAAGGCCTTGATTTCGTCAGACAGCACGGTCAGGCGGCCTGCGATGTCGTCAAGTTCCTCGGGTGTAGCTTCCACTTCTTTGAGCAGAGCCTCCAGCTCGGAGATGTGGCGGTCAATTTCCGCCGATTGTTCGGCAGTCAGGTTGTTCTGGCTGCGCTGCCATCTGGCTGACTTGAGCAGCACATTGATGGTCTTCACGATTACGTTTTTTTTCATGGATGTGAAAAAATTAAAAGGTTAATAAAAAATTGGTTTCGGGTCTTTATGCTGTCCGCGCTCCCATTCGCGGTATTCGTTTCTCAGCGACACCCTCGCGCCGAAGTCGGCGGGAAGGGCGACCAGCGCGATGGCTGTGAGCGAGAAGTTCTTGATGTAAAATCCGTCCTCGCGTTCCTCCCAGTCATAGAAACACGACCACCCCTCGGTGGAGAGGCTCGAGACATCGCCCGCCTTCAGCAGCGGCAGAACCTCATCCTGAACGAACTTGGAGGCCGTGTTCAAGTGCCCTACTACCTTCAGACCTTCCTCGTCTGCGGTGATGCTGTCCCAGCCGCCGATGATTCGGTCGGGATTGTGCTGGTAGTTGAAGGCGGGCATAAGGCCGCCCGCCTTGAGTTCATCGAAGAACTTGGCGAACGATGCCTCGTCCACGATCTCGCCGTTGCCGTTCACCTTGTTGAAGTGGGCGGCATATCCCTCCACGGTCGCGCCCGTGTCGGTTACGTTCACGCTGTCGATATGCAGCGCGTTCAATGATAGTTTCTTTCTCATAGGTCTTCTTCGTATTTGGTTGTGTCAAGTCCCGCCTCCTTCATCCGCTTGATGAGGTCGGCGACCTTGAGCTTGTATTCAATTTCTGCGGTTCTGTCGTCTGCCAGCTCCGGCACATTGTCAATCGTGAAAGTCAGGTAGTCGGCGGGCATCAGGAAGTTGTGAGTGTTCAGGATGATTTCGCGCCCGAGTTGCAGTACCACCTCCGCCAGCGGGCTGATGCAGGTGCTGTAGAACTGCCGCACCGCCTCGGCTTGGTTGGCGTATGTGCTGGCACCCGCGAACGGGATGAGGTCGTACGGCACGTTGAAGAATCCGGCAAGGAGCTTGATTTCCTCCTTGATTTTGTCCGACAATGCCAAGTCCTTGATTGGCAGGTTCAGCTGCTGGAAGTTCACATCGGAATCAAAGAGCAAAATCTGGTATTTGTCGGAGGTGATGCCGTAGTCCTTTTTCAGATCCTTGTTGAACTGGTCTTTGTCCTCCTTGTAGATAGGTGCGCCCTTGCCGGATATGATGCCGAGTGCACCGAGCGAAGTGGTGAGGTAGTCCTCGGCGTTCTTCAGGCGGTCGAGGTTGGCGATATTCTCGGCGACGATGGCGAAGTGGCTGCGCCGCTCAAAGATGTATTGTGGGCTGTAGACCGCGCACTTCGCGCCCACCACCAGCCCGTCGCGGTCGAACTTCAGCCCGTCCTTGCCGATGAGGTGTGGGAGGTTGTGCGCATCGAAGGTGACGGCTGCAACGCCATAGTGCCACCACAGCCACACGGCCAGAGGGGCGGCCACGTCAAGCCACTTTGTGAGCTCCTTCACGCGGTCGTTCGTGTCCCACCGTTCGCCCGCCGTGAACCGCACGTTCTTCAAGCCAGCGAAGATGCGGTTCAGGATGAGCCACAGGTACGCATCCGCATAGCGGTAGTGCCGCAGGTTCACCAGCGACAGCCCGCCGCTCGAACGCAGCGGCTCTATATGCACGGAGTTGGCGTGCTGTTCCACTTCCGCTACAGGCGCGGGTGTGGGTGCTACAGCCGTCTCCGTCTTGGTTCTGAATCTATCGAAAAGTCCCATTATTGTTCTTCTTTAAGTTGTCTTATTTCGGCCTCCAACCTCTTCTGTCCTTCCTTTAGCTGCACGTTCTGCTCCTTGATTTCAATAAGCTGCTCTTGCAGGTTGCTGATCTTTTGCAAGTAGCGGGCATTGTCTTCCGCCAACTGGTTGATTGTGCCCTGCAGGGCTTGGATGGCCTGCGACCGCCTTATGCGCGATGCCGACAGCCAGCCGACCGCGCCGCCCACCATCGGGCCGACAATTCCGAGTATCTCCAGCCAGTTCATATCTTCCAAGTGTAGATTGTTCTCAGCTGTCCCATCGTCCACCCCGCGGCCTCTATGCACTGCCGCAGGAAGTTGATGCCAACGCCTTCGTAGTACTTGCCATCGGCCTGCGGGTCGGCGGGCGTGCTGTGTTCGTCCCTCTTCTGCACCGTTCCGAAGTTGGTGGCGGCTGTGGTGTGTCTCAGCAGCCGCGAGTATGCGAGGTAGTTGGCGGCGGTGCGGAAGCCGACGATGTGGTGATCATTAAGGACACCGCCGTCGATGATTGCGCCTGTGGCCGTCAGCAGGTTCGTGTAGTTTTCCTCTCCGATGGCGGGCAGGATGACGTCGTACTCGGCCTCCTGTATGGCGGTCTCTATCCGCGCCTGCGGAAGGTCGCCAATCGGAAGCCCCGACGATTTGAGATGTGCTGCGTCTGTTATCATTGTCTCTTGTATGCTTGGTTAAATGCGTATCGAGCCGCGTCAATGGCGTGGTCTGCCCCGTGCGGCTTCTGGTTTTCGTCGAACTCGTAGCCCTCGAACTCGTCACGAGTGGACTTGCTACAATCGGTGACGGTGATACCGTCATAGGTCAGCATCATGTTTACCCCGTCAAGGATGGTCGTCTTCTGGGCGTTGTAAATACTCATTCCGTGGTTTCGGATGAGGTCGTCCATACGGCTGCGACCCATCCCGCCGTGGTCGGCAAATATGGGCGTGTGGCCGTTTATGCCCGCCGCCTTCAGCTTGAAAACCAGCTCAAAGTTGGAGGTCAGTCCGACCTGATAGATGTATTCATGCACGTAGATGCGGCGGTTGTGAACCTTGACACCGATGACGGTGGTCGGGTCTCCGTCCGTGGCAAAGCCGAAGTCCATCCCGATGAACTCCTGCGCAGGGATCTGGAAGTAGTCGGCGGCTGTGCAGGTCTCCACCTGCCCGAACACGTTTCCGACCATATCGGCGAACTCACCCAAATAGTAAACCTTGTACTGGTACAGGTCGATCTTGCGGGCTGTCGGCTTCATCGCCTTCTCCTTGATGGCCTCGAACTCGCCACGCTGTTCGTCGGTCAGATGCTTGTTGTCCTTGAAGGTCGTGCAGAAGACGTTGGTGCCATTATAGTAGCTCTGCCCCCAAAATTTCCGCGTGGGGTTGAAGTTGTAATAACATTGCAGGCGGGTGGACATCATCTGAACGCGGGCGATGTCCTCGGGGATATTCACGGCCTCGTTGAAGAAGGTGAAATCGCACTGCGTACCTTGAACCTTGGTCGGGTTGTCGAACGACTTGAACTGCCACAGCACGCGCCCGTTGCAGGTGCGGGCGTGGTCGCCGAGGGTCTTGTTTCCCACCACAGGCACGCCGATGGCCTTCTCAAAGTCTATCATCGTGGCCTGCAGCTGGCTGTACTGGTTGCACACCACCATCACGGTGAGGCTCGCGGCCTCACCGCTGGTGACAATGAACGAGGTCAGGATTGCAAGGAAAAGGAACGTTGCGAAGGTCTTGCCAGAGCGGCGGCCGCCTTGCAGGAAGACGTGCCGCTCGTTGAGGTTGGCAGCGAAGAATCGGCGGTACTTGGATGAGAACGGAACTTTACTCGTCATCGTCACCCCCTTTCTCCATCAGCTCCCTGATGGCCTGCTTCGGGTCGAAGCCCATGAAGACCTCGCCCGTGGTGTTCACGTCGGCGTTCACATTGAGGTTTTCCTCCCACTCACCCAGAAGGCGGGCGGCCTGTTCGATGGCTTTGAGATCGCCGTTGGCGTACTTTCCCGCCAGCTTCACCATCCCCGCCTCGCGGAGTGTCATCCGCTTGCCCGTGGACGGGTTCGGAATCGGCTCGCCGTTTTTGCCGCGCAATACGGTATCAAGGGCGGCATCCAATAGCTCGCGGAGCTGCTTCTTTTTGCGCCTGCTCTCGTGGCTTTTTGATGCGCCTTTCTTCCCCATTTCTCGGGCTAAACTCGGGCTAAATGGGGGACGAAGATTGTCCGTGTTGTAATTTTTCATGGCGTTGGAAAATCACGGCGGCAAAAGTAAAAAAAAAGTGCTTACCACATAAGCACTTTAGAAAAAAATTTTTTCGAAATTTTTACAGCAACACAATCAGCAGGGCAACCAGTAGCGAGATGGCGGTTATCGTTGCCACACAAGCCGTGGCTCTCCATATACCAACCTCATCGCACTTCCTTTCGTACATGGTTTTGTAGTCGAAACGCCGCACGCACTCTTCTTCATCTTTTCGCTTCTGCTCTTCGCGCCTGCGCATCTCTTCTTTCCAGTGTTCAAGAATATCCTTCCCTTGTGCGGGTGTTACCAAAAACTCCCCTCGTGATAAGAGTTCTTTGTTAATCATCTCTGCCTCCTTCCTCTGTCGGCTGATCCGTTTTGTCGTGCTCTTCTTCTTCGGTGTTGAAAGTTCCCGAATCGATAAAGAATTTCAACTTTGAATTGCGCATGACTTGCACCTCAACGGAGAACCCTTTATTAATCATAACCGTCGCAATGTTATCAGTCAGCACTTTCTCGATGTAGTCAATTCGGCCTTTTACGTAGTCGGGTTCAATGTCTTTGAACACCACCTTGACAAAGGCTTTCATCACTTCAATTTTTTCATTCATAACTCTTTGTTTTTGTTGGTTAATAGTTTTCTTATCACTTCCACGCCCTCCGTCAGCAGCTTGTCTGGCGTTGTCCTCACCACCCGCCAGCCAGCGACCACGGCGGCATTGTACTTCTCGATGTCGCCGAGAAAGCCCCTCGGCGAGGTGTGCCGTCCGCCCGTCCACACGCCGCCCTCCACCTCCAGAGCGATACGCTCGGCAGGGATGGCGTAATCAAACCGCCAGCGGCGTGACGGGTGGAAGCGGAACTCGCGCACCACCTCCACACCGAGGTCGGCACGGCAGGCGAGGCAGAAGAGGTCGGGCGCGACCTGCTGGGTGTGGTGTGGCTTTCTCATTTGAATCTCTGAATAGCAGCATCCACAAGCTTCGTCCACTCCCTCAACTCTTCCGCCTTCACCTTATATTCAAGTTCCTGCTCGAGCAGAAGAAGGTCGGCGCGGAGCATCGCCTCAAGACGCGGGATGTCCTTCCTCTCTGCTCTCATTACATCTTCCTTGAATCGTTCAATCCGTTTTTTTCGTGTTGCAGCCCAGCACTTGAAGTGTTCAAGGTTCAGCGTTTTTTTCTCCAATCTGGCTTTCATTTCGTTTAGTGTGTCGTTCATAGTCAATTATTTAAGTTTCAAAATATCTTCCACGTACGCCCACCGCTTGCACTTGCTGACCGACGGCCTCCCCTGCTGGGTGTACTCCACGCCGCCCTCGAAGTAGGACAGCGCGACGAGCCTGCCGTTGATGTCGCCGATGACGTAGCCGTCACGGGGCTGCTCGTGCGGGCTGTGCCAGATGCGGGCTGTGGTTCGGTTGTTGTTCATAGTTCTTCAAATTGTTCGGTGTAAACTCTTATCTTGTTAGTGAGCAGCTCGCATAATCTTTCACATAATTGCTCGTTAAAAAAATCGTCATTTATCTGGATAAAATCTCCTTTTTCTTGCCCGCAGAAGATTCTTATGCGAACATCCTTTTTGTATTTTTCAAGGACCTCTTTTTGCTTCCTCATCAGTATAATATTATCGTCGAGGAAGTTCGCTGTTCTTAATTTTTCTTGTGTCATAATAAAAAGCCCCGTATACCCGACGGGGCGCGGGCTCATTTTTGAATCAAAATCATAGGGGCTGCCCCCACGCTGCGCCTTTTCGCAGCGGCATATTAAGGGTTAAACATAGGGTCATTCAAGCTGCCACGGAAGGCAGTTGTGGGCGAACGGATGAGGGAAGAACGCCTTCCGCTTCTTATCCCACTCGCCGATGGCGACACCGCACGACACCAGAGAGGCTCGGCAGTCGGCGAGGCAGATGCCGACCGACAGCTCCACCCACGCCCCCGCGATGGGGATGTCGCCCTCGTGGATGCGGGCGAGTGTCTTGCCCTCTGCCTCCTTGTACACGGAGGTCACGAAGTCAATGACGTGGCGGTCGTCCATCGCCTCGTCGCAATGGCGGATGATCTTCACTCTCATTTCAAAAATTGTCGGCTATCCTCGCACTTTCCCTGACCCGTATAGACGGGGCGGCGGCGGCAAGGTCGTTCTTGATGTAATAAGGCAGGTTTTCACGTTCGCAAATTTCTACAACAGACCAAAGGAATTTCGTCCAATCTATCCTACTCTCAATTTCGCGGTGGTGGTTGAGTTTTCCAATCTTGACATAATCCAGATACGGGGATGCCTCAACAAGCATCCGGATAGACTGGGCAGGGTCGATGACGGGTTCAAAACTCGCCCACGTTGTCAGGCCGTTACGCTTCAGTTCGCGGAGGGTAGCGATTCTTTCGGACGGCAGAGCCGCGCCCGGCTCCCATTCCAAAGAATCGTTGTCGTTGTAAAATATCAGCGACACACCGAGCCTGATTTCGGCGAACGTCTTGAACAATTCCAAGTCGTTCAGCATCCTCGTTCCTCCTTTGCTTAGTACGGCGGTCGGTATCCCGTTGTCGCGCAGAATCGTTAGTGCCTTCGTTGTAGTTTCCGGCGCGATGCCGCAATACGGGTCGCCCGTAAATGACAGCAGCACGCGCTTTCCGCTGTCCTTCCATTTCGCGCACGACCTTTCAAGCTCCTTGACGTTGAGGCACGGCTCGCACTCTTCGTGGCGGTAGCCGGGGCGGAATCGGCGGAACATATCCGGCACATAGCAGTACTTACACCCGTGCGTGCAGCCCTTGTAGATGTTCAATGCAAGCGGGGAGTATTCCCGCGCCTTTCCTTGCGGTTCATAGATTTTGCTCATAACTGTTGTTTTTTGTTGGTTTGTAATAAAAATACTTTTTGTCTTCCGCAAACCAGCCGATAAGCTGTTTTGCTCCGCAAATATACAAAAAATTTTTGAATAATCTGTCTTTCAATGAGTTAAATATCACAGGATGTTTTCTATAAATTTCGTAGTCGACACCTATCGCACTGACAACTTCACGAGGTTGCTGTGCCATCACCGTGTCAATCCACGTCACGCAGACAACGCCGCTGTATCCACGCGCCGCGATATGCCTGAGCTGTGCCACCGGGTGGCCGTACGAGTCCAGATCAATAAGTCCGTAGCGGTCAATGTCGAGTGAGGGCAGTATCTTCATATTGTCGCCGCACAAGGCAGTTGGGTTCTTTCCTTTCTCCTTCTCTATGGATGTTATCTTCAATTCAATTCCCGTGCGCCGCTGGACTTCCCTCCACAGCCTTCCCGTGCCTGCATAGCAGTCCAACACCACGTTGTTCCTTGCTTCTTTCAATGCCGCAATGCGCAGCAGTACTTTTTTTTCAAAGTTCGAGTTGTCTGTGCCTTTCATATCATCTGCGTTGTTATTTCACAAAAATCGGAAATCGGCTTCAAAGCCTCCATCACCGCCTGATGGTCGTTCGGGTTGTATGCAATCAGGCACAACGACTTGTCGAATGGCCGCGCCTCTTCCTTCTGCATCCCGCCTCCTTCTTCATCGGAAAAACTCGGAACGTCCAGCCCCCACTCTGCCAGCTCCTCCGCATCCCAGTCGTTTGCGAGCGCGTCCCAATCCCACTCTCCGAATGCGGAATTGTCCTTGATGACGAACTCCCTCTTCTGCTCATCGGTCAGGTCGTCCGCCTTTACCACCCAGCTGTCTGGTATATCGCCGTTGCTGCCGTAAATGGCCTGCAGGGCGCGGTAGCGCATATTGCCGCCGAGGATGACACCATCGGCATCGGTCACGATGGGGCGCAGCTCCATCATCTTCGGGAAGTCCTGTATGGACTTCACCAGCTTTTTGAATTTGTCATCCCGAAGCACGCGCGGGTTCTTCGGGTTCGCTTTGATTTGTTGCAGTTTCATAGTCTATTTGTTTTGGTTGTGTCTTTTTATTCTTTCCTCCACATCGGGCCTCAACTGGAGCGGTATGGCTGCTTGGGCGGCTGCTTGGGCGGCTGCTTGGGCGGCTGCTTGGGCGGCTGCTTGGGCGGCTGAATACAGCACGATGGAAGCACCGAAAGTGTCGCGCCCCGTGACGGGTTTCTCACAGACAAAGCCCTCGGAGCGTGCCACGCTGAAGTGGCCGCCGCCGTTGGCGATGGTCTGCAATGTTGAGACCCGCACCACCTCGTTAGGAAACTTGTACTTCGGCAGGTTCACCTTCTGGTTCTGCGACGGACACGCCTCGATCGCCTCCTTCAGTTCGGGCGCGGCGTAGCAGAGCAGGTCGCCCGCGAGGTTGGTGGCAAAGTTGGTGATGACGCCCGCCTTGTTGGCGTAGGTTATATTCGTACCAGCCACGACTGCCGTACAGTACTTGCAGACTGAGAAAATCGTCATCCCGGGGCCAAACAAGAAGAAAGGGATGTTGTTCTCGCTGTAAAACCTCACAATCTTAGTTAAGATGCTGAAAGGCGGGTTGTCAATCACCACCCCGTCCTCGGGGTATTCGGCGTTGAGGTAGTCGCCGCCCGGATAGAAGGGGCGCAGTATCTGCTTTCCTTCCAGCGGGTAGATTGTTGCGACGTAGTCCCTGACGGCCTCCCACACGTCCTGCGGTGTCCAGCACTCATCCGTGGTCTTCGGGTTCTCGGTGAATTTCGCCACGAAGCTGTCGTAGTCACGGAACACGGCGGGGTTACGACTGCCTCCTCGAGGCGTGCGTTTTGCCGTGAGCCGCATCTGGTTTCCGAAAAGGTCGAGCTGTCTCATAGTTTTTTTTTACCGAATTTCGGCGTTTTAATTTCAAGTTGGTAAATTCTATTACTTTTGATTTTTCTTTCGCGTTTGGTCTTGTTTCGCGCCTGCTCTGCCGTATATCGCAACCAGCACGTCCTCGCTCGTCCAGTGCATCACCAGATGCTCGCACAGCCATCGGCCACCCTCCGTCAGCAGGTTCGTGCCATCCAGCCCACGGCAGCGGGCGCGGAGGTCGGCGAGTTCGGAAGGTGTCAGTTCGCGCATCGGTCGCCTCCGTTCATCAAGTCCGTCACCCGCTTGATCTCCGCGTCCACCTCCTTCTCCAGCTGCTTGCTGAGGATGAGCGTATCCTTGTCGCGGATCTTGAAGTAGTCCCGCTGTGCCTGCCGCATAGCAGTCACCTTGTCAAAAAACTCTCTTGCTGTCATAGCTGTATCGCCTTTTCAATGCCACAAAGTTTTAAAGCGTGCTGAAATTCGTGAACATAATAACATTTGCAGTCAGATGCTTTTGTCAGTTTAGTCATTTTTGGCCTCCTTCCATAAATTCTGGGTTTTCGTGGATGTTGCCGATGATACGGATGTCATTACAGCTAATCAATCTTCTTACTGCGTCACGCCCATCTTTGGTTTTTATCTTATCGACAAAAACATAGCAGCCCTCTTCCTGTCTCCATTCGACATGCCCTTCATATAATACTCCTACACCATCAATCCTGTGCTGTAAGTGTGTAATTATATCACCTTCGTAAATCTCTGTTCCGTGCCTATCGCACAAGCCCGTAAACTGGCCGATGGTGTCTTGAATTACTGCATTCTCGACATATCCTATTTTCCCATCGTCTTTAATATAGGACGTTATAATTGAAGGGTAAAAACCTGTTCGTTGAAACAAGTCTCCATACATCCATTTACCTGTGTCGACTTCTTTACCTCTAAATTTTATCGTTCTCATTGGTTACCTCCTTCCTCCGCCAGCGGCGGGATTGGCATCCAGTACGGCGCGTGTCAGGCCGTACTTGTCATTGAACATGATTTTTTTCATATCGGTTTGATTTTAGATCGATTACTTTTCCTGCCGCCAGTCCTTACCGTTCAGCACGATCGCGCTGCACATCTCGGCGAGGCGGCTGTAGATACGCTCGCCGTAAGTGTCTCGTAGTTGCGGCAGCGTGAGGTTGGTGGAGATGGCCGTGGCAAGCTGGCGGTCGTAGCGTGCCTCCAGCAGCTCGACCACGGGGCGGGCCTTGACCCCGTAATTGTTGGCCGTCTCCTCCTCGCCCGAAAATCCGATGTCGTCAAGCAGCAGCAGCTTTGCCGCCTTGACGGACTCCCACTCGGCGGGCTGCGACTTGAGCAGGTAGCCGAGGCTGCTGGCCTTCACGAATCGGATGTCGGGCTGGATGGTGTCATCCCGGTGGCCGAGGCGGGCGGCACGCTCCACCGCCTTCAGGTAGGTGGTCTTGCCTGTTCCCGGCGTGCCTGTAAGCAGAAGCCACTGCGGGCGGTCGGCGGTCAGGAACGCCGACACCTTCCAGAACTGCTCGGCCTCTGGGTTGTGGGGATTACGGCCACGCGCCCGGATCTCTCCCTCCATCATCCGTGCGAGGATGATGCCCGCGGTCTTCTTGTCAGCCGCCAGCGGGCAGATGTCGAACCGCTGTGCCACGTATCGGCGATTAAAATTCCGAAGTGTATTCTCCAGCGCTTGCAAGCTGGTGTCTTTTGTCTCTTCCATTTTTGTCCTGTTTTTCTTGGTTTTTCCGATAGTCCTCCAACACCCACTGGCGGGCTGCCGCTTGCCACGCGATGAGCCGCTGGCCGCTGCGCTTGGTCCAGTTCTCGGTCTCCCAAAAATCAAAGAACCGCTGCGCCTGCTCGCCCGTGCCGTTTATCTCTTTAAAGTAAGCCACCACCTCATCGGCGGTTGGTGTCGGTGCGTGCGCGATGCGCCCTTCCACCACAACCTTTTCAACCTCATCCCCTTCGCGCGCGTTATTAATAACACCCCCTTCTATAAGGGCTTTATTTTTATCTTTACTTTTATCTTTACTTTTATCTTTACTTTTATCTTTATCTTTATAGCTTGGTTTGCTTGCTTTTGCTTGATTTGCTTGATTTGCTTGATTTGCTTCGGCGGCTTGATTTTCAGCGCGTTTCAATCCTCCGCGCCTACCGGCCTCGGCTCTTTTGGCCTTTATGGTCTCGTATTTTTCCGTTGCAGTATCAAGCCCGGTCTTTACAAAAGCCCACATCAGGCGCAGGTCTTCGGGCGGCGTGACCTCCATCCCCGCTGTGTATTGCAGGATGAGAGTCACCAGCTGCCCGCGCTGCTCCATCGTCAGCTCCTCAAAGGCCGGTAGCCATTCGGTGTAAAGTATTGCCGCTCTCATAGCTGTAGTGTAAAAGCCGCCCCACCCAAAGGCAGGGCGGCGGGTTCAAAAAAATCAGAATGGCAGGTCGGCAAAATCAACTGGCGCGGCCTGTTGTTGTGGCTGCGGCTGGTAGGGCTGTTGCATCCCCTGCTGATACTGCTGCACAAACCTCTGGTCGTTGGTCTGCGGCTGTGGCGGTGCGACAAACTGCTTCTGGCTCATCTGCGGTGGCTGCGGCTGGCTGGGCTGCCCGAACTGCATCGCTGTCTGCACTGCCTGCTGGGCGCGCGGTTGCTGGTACTGCTGCGGTTGTGGTTGTTGGTACTGCTGCGGTTGTGGTTGTTGGTAGCCCTGCGGGGCTTGCTGGTACTGCTGCACGGCCTGCGTGGTGCTTACCACGTAAGCACTCACGCCGCGAAGCTCGGTGAACCATCTTCCCGGGGTCGTCCGGCTCTCGTTGCTCTCAACGTAGGCCGTGACGTTGATGTCCATCCCCGGCTGCAAGGATTGGAACTGCGCGGCCACGCTGTCGCTGAAGGTGGTGACCGCTATCTTCTTCGGGAACCTCTCATCGGGGATCTCAAAAACAAACGTTTGTCTCATCCACGGCTTTCCCGTTGTGCTGCTGATGCCCGTCTCGGGGGCAAGGACGGCGTACAGCCGCCCGGTGAATTGTACTTTGCTCATAATTAATTGATTTTAGGTTCTTTTGCTATTTGATATTAAGTGAGTAATTGTCCACCAGTTGCGCCCCTTCGATGGTCGCGCCAGCCTTGAGCGCGGTCTTGAGCGCGGTCTTGTCGGGCTCGATCGTGGTCTTGACTCTCTTAAAGTCATCGGGCAACGTGGCAATGAGGTCGTCATCCACCACCACGCGCTCGGTCTTCCGTACGGAGGCGGTGAGGTTTCCGAAGTCCTGCTTCTGGATGCCGCGCTGCTGCATAGCCGCCATCACGCTCTCCTTCAGTCGCTCGGCGGTCTTCTTTGCCCGTTCCTCTTTAGCCTTGAATCGGGCGGCCTCCTCCTTGCAGGCTGCCGCGTCCGCCTCGAAGTTGCGGATGGCTTTCAGGTAGTTCTCAATTTTTGCGGCGAAGTCCTCGCCGTTTGCGGCGAGAGCCTCTTCCAGTTCGGGCGTGAGTTCGCCCTCGGCTTCTTCTACAGCCGCGATGATGGCGGCGTAGTCTTGACTGATTTCATACAGATTACTCATAACTGCTTAATTTTATTTGTTTTGTTGCAATATTGCCTGTTTTTTGGCGGTGAAGGCCGCCTTTATCTGCTGGTTATACTGCCAGTCAGGATTTGCCTCCCAGAGCTGCGCCAGCTGCTCGATGGTGGCACAGCCCGCGATGGCCGCCGTGGGGTTCGCCTGTGTGGGGCGCGGTCGGTTGTCGATGACATCAGGATCGTTCGCGCTGTCATCAATACCGAAAAGGCCACAAAGGGCGTACTTCCGCGAATAACTGGAGGATGCCCCGAGGCATTGTTCTTTGCTCATCCCCGCGTGGCTGTCAATCTCCGCCCAGCCTGTCGCCGTGACGGTCTCCGTGCCGTCAGAAATGGAGGCGGTAGCCTTCAGAAAGAACCGCCCTCCCGTGTGGATGACGCGGTCTTCCATTACCTCCATCATTTTCCCCGTGGCGGGATTCGGTTGTTGTGTCTTGACCTTCACCACCCTGTCCTCCTCGCACGGCACAAGCACGACCTCATCGGAGAGGGTGACGGTGCAGCCTCCGAGCAGGGGCTTGACCGCTGCAAGGATGTCCTCAGCTTTGCGATACCTGTACTTGCCGAATTGATTGACATTCCCCTTCGGGGACTTCAATCGCTGTTGAATTTCATTTAACTGCTTCATAACTTGTATTTTAATTCGGTTGATAGATAGCGAGTGCCATGCGGGTATTGACCAGTATCTTCCGCCCCACCTGCGTGATGGCGGCGTCAATCTTGCCGCTGTTCTTGATGCGCTGGGCGGTGGCGGTGCTGCAATGGTACAGCTCCGCGATGCCCTTGATGCCCTCCACGATGGCGGGCTGTTCGGGCGCGGCGGTGAGCCGATGGATGAGCCGCTCTTCGCGCTCCTGCATCAGCCTTTCAAGGTCTGCCACCGTCAGATCTATAAGTCGGTCGGTCGGCTTCATTTTTCACGGATAATGAGGTAAAACGTTGAGGTCGTTATGAGGTACTTTGCCTCAATGAACTGGCGCAGCTGGGTGCGGTTGCAGCCCTTCTCCAGTCCCTCCTGCCATTCGCGGCGGACGTTGTTGTCTCGGGTCGTCCTCCGATGCTGTGTCTTTGTCATTGTCAATGTCATAGTATTTTGTTTAAGTGGTTGTCGCGGCGGGAGGAGTCGAACCTCCTAATGCCTACAGTTTTACTCCGTTACTATCCGATTAGAACGCTATCGCCGCGGGGTGGCGGGCGCATCACTGCGAGCCGCCAAGATAAACAACATAATACATTTAACAACTGAGCTTTACTATTTCGCCTTATTCTTTTGGTGCTGTGAATTTGAGAGCAAAAGCAGGTTAATAATAAAGTTAATTGGTTAATAATAAAGAACCTGCGTGGGTTTTGTCGGGCTTTCCCACGCCGCCCGTTTGGTTGCCCGGCAAGTGGAAGCCGGGACTTTTAATGATATGAAACTGAAAGAGCCTGCGGGGTTATTTTCGCGCTATCTCCCGCCGCGCGTCTATTGCCATCAGCCATCCGCCGACCGCCGCCATCAGCAGCCCGACGGGCAGGTTCCACGTCACGGGCTCGGCAGATCCGAAGGTGAGGCCAGAACAGAAGAGGATGATGCCGATGGTGGTCTTATTCATTGCTGCCTCCTTCCTTGATAGAATTAACATACATAACTATTCGGGCGTACTCTCTGCCGCTTAATTCAGAGTCTTCCTGCGCCTTCCTAATCAGCTCCTCTCCGGAGCCGCAAAAGCAGCCGACCTTCCATTTGTCGTTAGAGCGTGTCCACGTGAACCATCGCCCTGAAGACCACCAATTTTTAAAAACGATATAGTCAGCGTCGCCGCAGACCTCAGCGTCGCCGCAGACCTCAGCGTCGCCGCAGACCTCAGCGTCGCCGCAGACCTTAGCGTTTCCGTAGACCTCAGCGTTTCCGTAGACCTTAGCTTTGCCGCAGACCTTAGCTTTGCCGCAGACCGCAGCGTTTCCGTAGACCTCAGCGTCGCCGCAGACCTTAGCGTTTCCGTAGACCTCAGCGTTTCCGTAGACCCCCGCTTTGCCGCAGACCTCAGCGTTTCCGTAGACCACCGCTTTGCCGCAGACCTCAGCGTTTCCGTAGACCTTAGCTTTGCCGCAGACCGCAGCGTTTCCGTAGACCTTAGCGTCGCCGCAGACCTCAGCGTCGCCGCAGACCTTAGCGTCGCCGCAGACCTTAGCGTTTCCGCAGACCTCAGCGTTTCCGTAGACCCCCGCTTTGCCGTAGACCTCAGCGTTTCCGTAGACCCCCGCTTTGCCGCAGACCTCAGCGTTTCCGTAGACCTTAGCGTTTCCGTAGACCTTAGCGTCGCCGCAGACCCACGCGTTGCCGTAGTGCGACAAATTGCCTTCTTTTTCAAGAAAACCACCTAAATCCCCTTTTCTAACGTTTCCGAATGTTACGACCGCCTTTATTCTGTGTAGCTTACGGCCATACAACTCAATGGTTTCGTCGGTAAACTCGTACTTATTCATTGTCGCCTCCTTTTTTTTAATTTCTTCCATAGTTGTGTGTTTTTTGTTTATAAATTTTTCTAATTTTGTTTCCGATTTCGTTATTGATTTCGCTTGCAAATATAGAATAATTATTAATACAAATTACGTTTTCTGAAAAAAAATTATTGAAAATTATTTACCAATAAATGAAGAAGTTACAATGACAAACGAAGAGATATTGCAAAAAATAAT